TGGGAATGAGAGCAGACATTGTGATTCATCTTGTAGTAAATGCAAACAAATTCCAACAGGGCCGATACCTTTTAGGTTTCTGTCCCTTCGGTGGAACCGGAGCTACTGAAGCGCTCGCCATCGTAGATGGAACCAGATATGCTAACTTGACTACAATCACTCAACTCCCACATGTTGAGATCGATTTGTCTACAGAGACATCTGCTGTTCTAGAAATTCCATACAATTCTGTCTATTCGCATATGCCAATTAATGCTACAGACTACACACAAACCCATTCACTTGGAAATATTTTCCTAATTCCATATTCACCCTTAGTGTCTACAGCCGGATCAACTACTGCAACCTTCGATATGTTCTGTTCATTTAAGAACGTTGATTTAGCAGCCCCTGTTTACCCACAATCTGGCCGTTTCATACCCATCACTGAGATTGAACAAGCATCAAAGAAAGTTGGACCTGTTCAAGCAGTCTCCCGTGCTGTCGCAGTCCTTTCTAATATTCTTGGTGATAAAATCCCTTCATTGTCTGCCCTGACCGCTCCTGTGTCCTGGGCAATGAATATCATTTCAGGAGCCGCCTCTGTTTTCGGTTGGTCAAATCCACTCAATCTAGAACATGCACAACGCGTAAACCAAACCGCGTATCCATATGCCACAAACGTTGACAATATTGACAATTGTATGCCACTCTCTCTCTATTCATCGAATGCTGTAGAAATCCTTCCCGGATTTGCAGGAAACGATATTGATGAAATGGCAATCGATTATATTTAAGCTAAACCCGCTTGGATTAAGACCGTTACATGGTCTGAATCCGCATCCGCTGATACTTCTTTGTTCCAAACAGAAGTCAATCCTTTGCTCATGCGTACTTCCTTCTCAAGTGGTGCCTCCACAGTTTATTGTCACACACCCGTCGCGTACCTAGCGAACTTCTTTAATCTCTATAGAGGAGGCTTGCGCTTCACGTTCAAACTCGTTAAAACCGAGTTCCATTCTGGACGTTTAATGCTTGTCTTCAATCCAAATGCTTTTGCTGGTGCGAGTTTTGCCCCTAACAATTCTCAATCCACATATTGCCATAGAGAGATCATAGATATTCGTGAAGGTCTCACATTTGATTTCATCGTCCCTTATGTTGCTCTTGCCCCTTACAAGAACATCAATGATGACTTCTCTT